AGAAACCAGATAATAATAATGGTGGTGAAACTACCGAATCTGGAGTAGTTGGTATTAAAGGACAACATATCAAACTATAAATAAACTAAAAAAAAGTGGAAGGGAGCATTGACTTCCTTCCTCTTTTATTATATAATGAAACTATATTATGATTAAGATACCAAAAATAACATTTAAAACTAGAGTTGGTGACCTGACCGAATCAGGAGAATGTAACTTTGAAAGCGGAAAATGGGTTGATGTAACATCAGCTAATCTCTTTGACAATAAAAGAGTTGTTTTGTTTAGTTTACCAGGTGCTTTTACACCTACATGTACATCACAACAACTACCTGGTTATGAATCAAGTGCAAAAGTTTTTAAGATTTCTCACAACATAGATGAAGTTTATTGTGTTTCAGTAAATGATTCGTTTGTGATGAATGCGTGGGCTCATGCTTCAAATATAAAAAACGTTAAGATGATACCAGATGGTAACGGAGAACTAACAAAGGCATTAGATATGTTAGTTACCAAAGAAGCCATTGGTTTTGGTTATCGTTCTTGGAGATATGCAGCTATAATAAATGACGGTGAGATAGAGAAAATGTTTGTAGAACCTGGTAAAGAGATCAACGATTCTTCGGATCCGTATGGTGTTTCTTCTCCAGAAAACGTTTTATCTTACTTACAAGTGAAAGAAATTAAGGAGTCAGTTTAAGGCTTGACTTTTTATTTGATCTGTAATAGGATCAATAATGCGGATATAGTATAAAAGTATTATGAGAGATTTCCAATCTTTAGAACTAGGGGCAGTACCTGGTATCCGCTCCATTAATAATGAAAAGGAGTGAATGATAATGAATTTATCAACTAATACAATTGCGTTACTAAAAAACTTCAGTGATATTAACATGAATATTTTAGTAAAGCCAGGAAATAAGTTACAAACTATTTCCAACATGAGAAATATATTAGCAGAAGCTGATATAGAAGAAAAATTTGATAGCGAGTTTGCTATCTATGATCTACCATTATTTTTAAGATCACTAGACTTGTTTCAAAGTCCAGAGGTTAAATTTACTGGCAAAGGTTACTGTCTTATCGTGGATAAGAAAACTAAAAAAGAAGTTAAGTATTACTTCTCTGATCCATCTACAGTATTTAAACCTAGTAAGATAAACATGCCAGATAATCATGTTACATTTACTTTGAAAAAAGATGACTTTGCTGAGTTACAAAAAGGTGTTACTACTTTAAACTTACCAGATGTTGCCGTTATCGGTGATGGTAAAAATATTAAACTAGTTGCAACTGATAAGAAAAACAAATCATCTAACGAAGTATCTACAACAATTGGTGAATCAGACATTAAGTTTAATGCTTACTTTAAGTCAGAAAACTTTAAGATGATACCAGATGATTATGATGTTGCAATATCTAAAGCTAAGATTTCAAGTTTTATTTCTAAAGCAAAACAAGTACAGTATTGGATTGCATTAGAACCTGATTCGGAGTTTTAAGTGGACGATCCATTTGTGAACTCTAATCTTCAAGTTGAAGAAGATCAAGATAGTACTGTTGAAAGTATTAAGCTTGAAACTAGAGAACATCACCAATCTACACATTATATAAACAGAGAAATACCCTTAAAGGATATTATTGAGGAGTTTGGTACTATAACAATCTTTGAAAGAGGATTAGAACTAGCAACCAAAATAACTTCTTCCGATGACCTTGACGCTGATATGAAATTATCAGATAGAGTTTCGGATTTTATCCAAGAGTATGACTTTGAAAGATATGTTGATGAGTGGACTACTAGAAAAGGTGGTTATGAAGTTGATGAGGAGATCGTTAAAAAGTTTTCTCTAACAAGTGATAGATAATGAATAAATTGGAGTATATATTATGGCAGATTTCTTATGGGTGGAACAATACCGTCCAAAGACTATTGAAGATTGTATCTTACCAGAAGATACAAAGAAAACATTTTTAGAATTTTTAGATAAAAAAGAATTACCTAATATGTTATTAACTGGTACTGCTGGTACCGGTAAGACAACTGTAGCACGTGCATTGTGTGAGCAGTTAAACCTAGATTATATCATAATCAATGGTTCAGACGAGGGTCGTCAAATAGATACATTGAGGCATAAGATTAAGAACTTTGCCACTACAGTATCATTCAATACAGAATCAAAACACAAAGTTGTTATCATGGATGAGGCAGATTATATGAACGCTGAGTCTGTACAACCTGCATTAAGAGGTTTCATTGAAAGTTTTTATAACAACTGTAGATTTATATTCACTTGCAACTATAAGAATAAGATAATACCTGCTTTACATAGTAGATGTACTGTTATTGATTTTAAAGTTACCAATGGTCAAGTAAAGAAAACGGCCATGTCTTTTATGAAACGTTTAGAAACTATTCTAAAAGAGCAAGAAGTTGAGTATGATAAGAACATCTTAGCTCAATTAATTGAAAAACACTACCCAGACTTCAGGAGAACTATTAACGAATTACAAAGGTATTCAGTACGTGGTAAGATTGATAGTGGTATACTATTCAATTTGAAAGAAACGGACTATAAAAACCTGATGTCCTATCTACATAAAAAAGAATTTGATAATATGCGTAAGTGGGTAATACAGCATTTAGATATGGATGCCACTGATTTATTCAGAGGTGTGTATGATCATTTATCAATTAGTTTAGATCCTAAATCGGTACCTCAAGCAATACTTATTATTGCTGGTTACCAATACAAGGCTGCTTTTGTGGCAGACCATGAAATCAATGTAATTGCTTGTTTGACCGAGATTATGGCAAATTGTAAGTTTAAATAAGTGAACGTATAAATAAGATAAAAAATGAATTATATCATTTATAATATTAAAGATAAAGAAAGAAAAGACAAGTGGCCAAGAGAACAATATTTAGGACAATTATAGTTAAAATGAGAATGTGGTATGCAGATATACGAGGACATCATGGAAAACGTTGGGATTATGAACCTGGCGATTGGTATATGGGCAGACATAACAAACGAAAGTAGAAAGGTTTCGCCCTTTTAGCTCAGCTGGTAGAGCAACTGATTTGTAATCAGTAGGTCATCTGTTCGACTCGGATAAAGGGCACCAGAATTATATTATGTACGAACTAAAAGATTATCTAAAAGCAATTAACGAGACCAAGGTCAATTTGTTGAATACAACAGATCAAGCCTGGACTAAAAAATACCCACCATTTATAATAAACAAGTGTTTATCTATGTTTTGGGATACACTTCCACATGCCAATGAAATGAATGGTTATCACTTCTTGGACAAGGATATACAGTTTCAATTTTTACTAAATAGTGTTAGAACAAAGAAGCGGTTTGGAGGCAAGTGGATCAAAAAACAAAAACTGCATGATTTGGAAGTTGTAAAAGAGTATTATGGTTACAGTAATGAAAAAGCGAGAACAGCCTTACAAGTACTTACACCAGAAAATATTATTAAAATTAAAGAAGCCTGTAACAAGGGCGGGAGAACTAAATGAATGAAGAAGTAACTTGGACACAAGAGAGTATGTTAGAGGTAACCTTGAAGCAACCAGACGATTTCCTAAAGGTAAGAGAAACATTAACACGAATTGGTGTTGCAAGTAGAAAAGATAAAACTCTTTTCCAATCATGTCATATTTTACATAAGCAAGGTAAGTATTACATAGTACATTTTAAAGAGTTGTTTGCCCTAGATGGTAAAAAAGCAACCTTAATAAACAATGATATTCAACGTAGAAATACAATAGCCGTTCTATTACAGGACTGGAATTTAATTGATATTGTTCTAAAAGAGACAGCAGTATCTAACAAAGCACCATTATCACAAATAAAAGTTTTACCGTTTAAAGAGAAAAAAGAGTGGATATTATCTGCTAAATATAACATAGGTAAAAAAATTGTTAAGGAAAATGGTCAAGATGAAAATACCAAAGTTTAGAGACTACATAACAGAGCAAGATAATAGTCGTGATGAAGACAATATCACGGTTGCTATTCTTACTATAAACGATTCAGATAAACCTAATAAGGATTCAACTGTTGAACTTATAGAAAAAGCATGTAAAAAGAAGAAGATAGAATGTATTATTGTAAATACTAAATCAGCAATTATCACAGACAAAGACGAAGAAAAGAATACCCTTACAGTTTATAATTACGATGGTAAAGATGGTGAATACACCTTTACAGGTAGAGATACACTTTGTATAACAAGAGCAGGTGCAGTAGAAGACGAAGCTGGTCTTTCTTTAATATCTGCCTTTCAAAACTCGTCAGCATTTATGGCTAACACAAGAGCTGCGATGTTAACTTGCGATAACAAACTTACGTCTGCTTTACTATTTGAAAAATTTGGTATACCTACACCTACAACATCTTTTATATCAAACGAAAAGAA